CGAAGTACACAGACGCAACGATTAAAACTTCTGAGACTAAAACGAACGGTAATCTTACTACCCAGATCAACAAGGTCTCGACGGATTATCAGGCAGCGGACAAGCTGGTTAAACAGGATTTGACCACGCAAATCAACACAGTGAAAGGGGATGTATCCAGCGTTTCAAGTAACGTTACGGCTCTGCGTACTGAAATTCTTGATACTAATACCGGCGCGATCAAGAAGTCATACGATAGTTCAAAAGTAGAATGGGAGAAGGGAGATTCAAAAAATGCTTCATCAATATCGACACTGAGCAGTCAAGTTGCGGCAAATGATAAAGCCCAGACGCAACGTGTAGATCAATTGAAAGCATCCGTCGATGGTCAAGTAGCATCGGTTAACACCGAATGGAAAGCATCTGTTGATAAATTAACCAATCAGGTTAACGCCGATTACAGCATGACAGTGAATGCCAATGGCGTGTATGCAGGTTTTAAATTACAGGCTACCGATGGTCCGGTGAAAAACTCTGCTGCGTACTTTGCGGTAGACAAATTCGCTATAGTTCCATCTACAGGCGTAGTCTCTGCTGCAACCATTCCGTTTGAAGTGAACGGTTCTCGCACCTATATCAAATCTGCAATGATTGCAGATGCAAGTATCGGTACGGCACAGATTCGCGATGCATCAATTTCCACTGCGAAGATTGGTGATGCGCAAATTACATCTGCGAAGATTCAGAACGCTGCCATTGGTAATGCTCAGATATCCCAACAGATATCTTCCGATAACTGGAATGGTGATACAACTGGTTGGGCAATCAACAAGAATGGTAACTCAGTCTTTAATAACGTTACTGTGCGTGGTCATATCGAAGCAAATTCAGGTACTTTTAACGGTACTGTAAACGCGAATGCTGGTGTATTCAGAGGTTCAATCCAAGCTACAGATGGTTATTTCTACGGAACAGTTAAGGCGAATAAAATTGAGGGTGATATTGCCTCAATGCAAACTATCGTCGGTAAACAAGTTGGTAAGAATATGTCTAACTTGAGTTTTTCTTATGCGGGTGGAATGGATTATGCGGTACGTGTCACGTTGATTGGCGTGGCATTAACATGGAACCCAAACAAAAAGACACGTTTGAATGTGAGATTAACTCAAAATGGTACTCAAATCAGAGAATGGTTAGGACGTGAAGGCGTAACAACTTCTTTAAGTTTTGATATTCCCGCTGGTGCAGGTGCTCAAACATGGACATTCTATCAAATCAATGGTGATGACGGGGATTATTGTCAAATATCTGACTTCACGATTGCTGCGTATCCATTACGTAATGATCGTTTCAACCGTTGGGAAAGTTAAATACAACAAGCCAGGGATGGCTGAAACATTTGGCGTAAATAACAATGCCCAAACTCGGGCATTTTTCAAATAATAAATCAGTCCAAAAGCAGGCTGTAAAGGAAAAAATATGGAAGGCGGAATCATTGCCATTTTAGTTGGTATATGTACTGTTGTGGGTAGCTTGTGGAAGTTTCATTCCACCATTAGCGGAAAGAACATTTCAGTCGAGCGTCGATTGGGTGCATTAGAATCACGACATAATGTTACTGATAATCGGGTGGGTAATCTTGAAAGTAAAATTTCAAATATTGATCGTCGGTTGGAAAGTATCGAAAAGAGTATGATCGAACAAGGTAATAACATCGTGCGTGTTCTGACATTATTAGATCATAAACAGGTTTCAAAAAATGTTAGTTTCAATCGCCGAGGTTAAACAATATAAAGAAACATTGTACGCGCAACAGAATGGAATATGTCCATTATGCAATCATGAACTTGGTTCTGTTAATGAATCACATTTAGATCATAGCCACGACCTCACCGGAAATAATGCGGGTAAGTGTCGGGGGTTGTTGCACGCACAATGCAATCTTTTGGAAGGAATGATCAGACATAAATTTAGTCGGTCGGGGTTGACGACTAAAATTGAGTTAGGTGTATTCTTCAAAAATCTGACTGAATATCTGTTAAATGACTATGGTGACAAGCCATATCATCCGAAGTTTATTACGGATTCGGTAAGGAAATTCAGTAAATCTACACGGAAAGACCAAAAATCAATTCTTGAACGCCTCGGTGCTTTAGCCGGTGCATCAAAGGAAGAAGATATCAAGATATACAGGAAAACAATAAAGGTTTTATACGCTCAGTAGGAGCAAAAAATGAAAAATATTAAATTAACCGATGTAATGAGAGCAATATTGGCGCTTGCGGTTGTTTATAACATGATCATCGTTCCTCTGTCTGTCGTTGCCGGATTTCCATTTCCCCCCATCATCATCGACGAAGCGGTTAAAATATTAATGATGTTTGGGGGTATCAGTGGCTAGAAATGCAAGAGACATACAGCGGGATTTAGAAAAGTGGCGAATAAAGGAAACTGACTCATTCTGTAAAAAGGTGACAAAAGCTTCCAAATTGGCATCTGTAAATCTACAACGAAAGATTAATGGAAGAATTGACCGGCCTACGAACTTCACTCAACAGGCGGTAGGGTTTTCTTTCAAGATTGATCGGATTGGTTCAGTTAACCGAATTTACATCAAAGATGCTCAAGCCCGTTATTTGGCCCCCTTGATCGATTCAAATAAAGAAGTCAGTAAGTTTGTACCACTGCAAGGATACACCAACAACTATGGTAACATTACTGGTCTCAAGAACATGAAGAATCTCAAAGAGATAACACAGAAACGTAATGGTGTGACACGTACTGTACTGATCAAGACAACAGCTAAAAAACAAAACAAACGTTTAATCGCGATATTCAAAAAAGCACGTCGTATACACCGAGTGGGGACATGGAGTGAATTATCCGATCAGATGATTCAGCAAGTGAATAGGGTAGTCATGCGATGATTTGACGGGATGCATAAATATAACCATCAACATAAAGGTTATATTCAATGTCAAATTTCCCTTATTACAGTCTCGACGACTTAAAGCAAATAAAGATTGCTGGTATCCAACCAGACGACATGACGTATCCCTACGATGCGAAGAATGTCAAAGAAAAAAGAATTTCTCAATTTTTGCGTAACAGCAATGACGTGTTTGTCGTAAGCACACAGTTCAAAAAACCTAAATATCACTTCAAAGTATCGCAAGAGATAGATATTGAAAATCCGTGGGCTTACGGTGAACGTGCAATTTGCTGTGGGAATATTCAGTCAGCCATAAAAGGTACGCGTGTCATTTCATATTTCTTCCAGTTCTTGTAGGGTGGGAATATGAATCTATACGACATGCTTCGCTTTGATGAAGGATTGAAACTCGAGCTTTATAAAGACACCGAGGGTTATTGGACGATCGGTGTCGGTTCGTTGATAACGAAGCTGCAAAGCAAAATAGAAGCGATTAAAATTATGGATAAAATACTATCGCGTTCAACCAATGGTAAAATAACACCAAAAGAATCAGAAATACTCTTCAATAAAGGCATCCAGAACGCACTCAGAGGCATTCAATCAACTACTCTCAGTGAAACATACAATATGATGGATGAACCCCGCAGGATGGCTCTGATGAACATGGTGTATCAGTTAGGCATTGCCGGTGTGTTGGGATTTCGAAAGATGATCAATCATCTGAATGCCGGAAATTATCGTGCTGCATCCCTTGAAGCATTGAACAGCAAATGGGCGCGTCAAACTCCAAACAGAGCAAGGCGTGTTACCTCAGTCATGTCTACCGGTACTTTCAATTCTTATCCTGCGTAAATCAAAGAGCCCCAACCAATTCGGAAGGGGCTTTTTTATTAATCATTTTCAGGGTGGTTGTCTTCTTCGCGGTAATTTTTTTCGAATTCAATAAACTGTTTTCTTAACTGAATACTATCCGACACAAAACGAACTTCGCCGTTGGTAAGAATGAAACCTTGGGTATCGCCGGAAATATGCTTGATTTGAACCCGCCAATTTGTACCAGCAGGTGACACCGTGATGCATTGGAGAACACGCTTAAGCATCATATTGAGTTCTAATCCCGTAACAGTAGATAGCATCCCTGGCTTGATAGAATCGGTGCCCTGTTGTTCGCGTTGGCTGCGTGTGATTGCCTCGGTAAGCGTTTTCTTTTGGATCTCCAGACGGCTAATGGTTTGCATGACAGATAATGGTGGCTCAGTGAGGGTCATTAGCTGTTCATTAAGATGATAGATACGTTGCTCTAGCTGTTTGACTTCCTCAATCGACGACTGGTCGGGAGTCTGGGATTTCTTGAATTCAAGCCGACCAAGGATCTTCGGTAAAGCATCATCAAGTCCTTTAATCGAAAGCTTTTGAGTACATCGACCATCTTTAGCGTTCAGACATTTGTGATAGACGTACAACTTATCGCGAACCGTCGTTTTAACCTTCACCAGCGAGCCACCACAAGAACAGCGCAGTAAACCACTGTAAGGGTTGTCCTCTGTTCTGGTTCCCCTCTTAGATTTGCTCTGGTCTGATTTAAGTAACAACCATTCTTCTTTGGTGATCAGAGCAGGAAAGTAATTTTCAATTAATTCACCGATGATGAAGTGTCGTTCTTTGTTTGTCTCGCCAGTCTGATACGCACCATACAGGGCAGGATGTTTTACCATCTTGGTTATCGAACCATGATTCCATTGCGCAGCCCTGATACCGGCGATTCCTTCATTGTTTAGAATCTTGGCAATCATATTCGAACCCTTACCAGACTGCTTCAGCCTAACAATCTTTCGGGCGACGTCTGCTTTTTCGCTGAATGCATAACCAGCAGTCGTACGTACCAACCAGAATGGAAGGATTTTATTGATGGGCTTACCGGCTAATGCAGCTTCGCGTTGCTGTCCTTTGGTCTGCCGTAACCGTTCAGCTTTACGCTCAGATTCTTTATGCGCAAGATCAGCAGCAACAGCGATACGAATTACACTATTGAGATCATTCAATGAATCCTTTGTCAGTAACAATCCATCAGATAGCGAAACGACCTGCACGTCTTTACGCAGTATTTCTTTCACGGTTTCTTGGGTAGCATCGATACCGCGACGGGATAAACGGTCTAAGGCTTCAATGATGATCGTACTTCCTGATGTAATTTGACCTTCATCAATGGCGGATAGCATATCAACCAGCGATGGCCTCTTACCCTCTTTGAAAGCACTGATCCCTAAGTCTTGAAAATTCTTACTTGAAAGTTTGAGGTTGTTTTTCAACGCATATTCTTCTGCCATTTCAGACTGTCTGCGCAAACTATCACCCTGTTCCTGACGTTTGCTTGAAAAACGAACGTAACTGTAGGCGATACCATTGTTTGGTTGTGGCATAATGTGACCAAAATCCCGTTTATCTAAAGAGTGAATTCCTTTGCTAACAAGTTACAACATTACCATGCAATTC